CGCCCAATTACCAGTTTTATCAAAGGTGAACCTGTCCTTACGGGCTTTCTTGTTCCTGATAGGAGCTAAACTTTCAAGGACATACCCAACCCGTGAAACACAGGAAGGGACAGGTCGCCTGATCGCTTCCAAATCACGCTCTGAGAATGAGTGGAACCGTTTGTAAAGATCACCAACGGCAACACCCTCATGAATCCCAATAGCCACTTTACCAACAACCAAAACGGGGCCACCAGACATGCCAACGGTTGTACCAGCCATGTGAGTACGATCCTTAACCTTAGACGTACTAAAGTGGATTCTATCACTATGAGCCGGGTAACCCATGACGGCAACCTCGTTGTCATGCTCAGGATCATACAGCCTGGCCCGAAGACCAGGAGTACTAGATTGGAGCTGAGGCGGGATTGGACACAAAACCATATCACGTTGATTATCCTGGGACCTATAATAAGGTTCAAGTGGGAACCGAGCTACTTTCCCTCCTTTAAGAGGAATTTCACACAATAAAGGCTCACCATTATCATCCACCATAGGTTCACCAAGGACCATATTCTCGTAATTGGAAGAAGTGTGTGCAGTAGTACAGACCTTATCTGAACCGAACTTATCGGCAGTAGCCCATGTAACATACTCGTCACCTTCCTTCTTCACAATCCGATACACTGCAGCAGCTGTTTCAGATGTGAAGACAATGGTCCCAGCCTGATTAAGAACACCAGGGTGTTGTTCGTCCAAGTACTTGATACCACCAACATAAGTGTCGTTCTGGTTCAAGGTAGAATAAACCGGGAGTCTTTCCTCATAAGAGTACTTCTCATAGGTTTCCTTCCTCGCCCCATGATCAACATGAGTGCTGGCTGTTCTCATTTCCTTAAGGGCGTCCTCGATGTTCTTCAACCTCTGATCTAAATTTGCACCAGCAGATTCCATCCTAACCGCACCAAGATCCTCACGCGCATTCGCGCCGTGTAGAGTCTCACTTTCCAGTATGGGAATGTCATCCACAACCTGACCGGTAGACAACTGGAACCTAACTTTCTTAAGTTCCGTTGCAGGTTCAGGCTTTGCCGATTGCAAGAAGATCTGTCCCAATCGACCTAACCATGACCTATGGACGTGTAAGGGGTCATTGGGAGCAACAACAAGGCCATCACCTTTCATCCTCATACCACCTAAATTCCGAAGAATCCAGCGAGCTGAAAAATCTGAGTGAGTCCACGACCGTATAATGACCATGGTGTTGCTAGTGGGGTCAGTAATCTTTTCCTCACTAACAGCCAACCCCTTAAGGCAAAAGCTGAAAGTTCTGGACAAAACCCAACCCCCAAAAACAACTCCCCCAAAGAAACCGACAACCCAGTAAACCAGATTACAGTACAGGAGAACCTTAGGAACAAAATTCCTTTTAGTCACCCTACCTTGTCTCTTGTCTACATAAAACATGAGGACTACAATCATCCATTTCCAGCCGCTCAAATCGATAACGCCGAGGATCACAGCCCAAACAGCGCTCCAAACGAACGAACTGAAATAAAACAACGCAAAGTCCACCTTATCACCACTACGAATGGCATTAAACCACTGGGTCCAATATGCCAACATGATTTCAAGTGCCAATTTAATTCGATCGTTAGCAAGAGGAGGATCAAGAAGCGCGAGTTTGATGAGTATAGCCTCAAAAGGGTTTACAATTTCAAAATTTGGGTAAAGGGTTACCAATGTTTCCA